GCAGGATTACTCACCCTAGCACAGTAAGCCATATGCTTCTCTGCATCTGGAGTAACACTGATGAGTTTTACTTCTGGTTTCATAAACTCAAAATCAGTCGGGATATCCATCATCGTCTCCATCATAAAATACTTCGTCGTAATCTGTAAGATAAGGTGCTACTTCTTCGTAACTATTTTTGTATGCATCTGTATCAGAATAAATCTCTGACTTTAGACATTCTACCAGAGACTCAAGGTTTCTGACAATTAGCTTAAGTTTCTCTTTATCCATTCATATGAACGCTGACAAAGCTAATTATACATAAAAAAAGAGAGGGAGTCAACCCTCTCTTAAAATTCATTTACTCAGCAACAGAACTTCTAGATAGATCAAAAAAATGAATGCTGTTGATGCCCCAGTGATAGCGGCAATCGTAGCAATCATTTTCCTGCTCCTACATTTACAAGCAATGCTTGGTGACGGCGTTGTTCTTTTTGCTTTTGCTCTTTAATGAGCTGAAGTGCGTTGAGTTTTTTCATTTGTGTCCCTCCTTTACAAACTTAACACCACGATAGGTTTCGTCGTATTGTTGGGGTTGTTGCATCATCTGCTGTTGATACTCCAGACGCTTCTGGGTATCATACTCTACACCGCGATAAACTACTTTAGACATTAGGATTTCCTCCAGAATGAGATTTTTAGGCCCCGTTCCTTCGGGCGGTTTGCGTTCGCTATTTGCGAATAGCGAATGAACGTCCCGTTCCGCCGTCCTACTTGCGTCCAGTTTCCTGGATGAACGTAAGGTTATTATAAACCTGTTGCTCTATATAGGCAAATAGTTTTGTAAAATGTGATACAATTTTTAATCTCTCTGTCTCCAGTCATCTGGTTTATCTCCAGAAAAAAAATCGATTATATCATCTGCACTAGTAAATCCTGTTCGATGATTTGATGGGTCTGGATCACCTAGATCCAAAGCATTCATAAAATCATCGAGACTACCTTCTTGCATATTAGGATTAGCTGCACGGCGTCTTGCTTGTCTTAAAAGAGTTGCCGCTGAACGATTTGCCTTCGCTAATTTTTCTGCCCATATCATATCACTTAACTCTACAGATTCGCCTTGTACAATTCGTTCACAGATTGCTTCAAGGCGAAGACGGTATTGAGTAGAGAGCATATACTTCTCCAGATATAGTGTATTTAGTTAACGCTCGATATAACTCAAGGTATGATCTTGAGCGTAAAGTTGATGAATGATCATATCACATCCAATCTTTGGATTACAATCGCCGCAAGTATAAACGTCAACTGCTGCTTTACCTTCTTCAGGCCAAGTATGAATACTAATATGACTTTCAGACAACAAACAAATTACAGTGACTCCTTGTGGTTCGAACTTTTTTGAAATGGTTTGAACCACAGTAGCTCCACTTGCAATTGCTGCATTTTCTAGTAAGTCTATAAGACAACGTTCATCATCCAAAAGAACAAATGAACATCCATATAGATTAAGTAAATAATGTTTTCCCATTTATCATGGATTCTCCTGTGCTTCTTTAATTAATTTGCTTACATAATTTTCGGTTCCATCTAAAGTTTTGACTTCAAAAATAGGGGACCTTTGATATTTTTTTATCTTCTTATATTTCTTTAGAAGTTTTTTTACTTCATCTTTGTAAATAGCAACTTCTATTTTCTCTTCACTAAATCCTTCGCTCATCTTTTTTTCTTTTTATCTGGTTGCTTATATCCCCAAAGTTTAGGGTTGGTTCTTCCATATCCAAAATCAATTTTTTCAACTACACCAGGACCATACTTGTCATAGTACATGTCAAAAATACGAACTCTAGATCCTCTGACTAAATCTAGTTTTTCTGTTCCATCAACGTTGTACCAAATTAAATATGCATCGTTTGGAAAAGAAGAATCTTTTGCTTGTTCTAGAGAGATATCTTGGAGTAGGATATCGCATCCATAACTACTAGGCAGAATATTTCTTTCTTCTTTTGCATAATCTGCCATATCTTTCTCCGTGATTGCTGTGACTGTCATGAACGGCCACCCCATTGAATGTCGGGATATGCCTCCTTAACATTTTCCAAAGTGATTTTGTATTTATCTGAAAGACGCTTATCTTTCGTAAAAATTAACAATTCTGCTTCTTTTGGATGAAGACCGCGAAGAAGATTGATAAACATCATTTCTCTACGAATGGTAGAGAGTGAATCGTTTCCTCCTTTGACATAATGATAAAGGTTTTGATACTCCTTACGAAGAGATGTGCGACCTCTACCATCTAGATCTTGTCCTGTTGCTGATGCACCACCAGCTGCTTCCCTCTGAATATTCTCAGAAAGAGTTCCAGAATAAACTGTTTGATCTCCAGCATCTGCATAAGGAACATCTCCTTCTGGAAGAAGACTGATCACAGTTTCATCAAAATTCCAAATCAAAATTGATTTGAGTGAATCGTGTTCATAGGTTTTTAGAACTTCAACTTTTTTTGAATTCGTTCTTTGCTTTGAAGCAAGTTCTAAAATTTCAAAAACAAATGGATTTGTAGGAAGTGTTTCGATTGGTTTCTCAGTCGTCTTCCTCGTCTTCGTCGTAGTCATAATCGTTTTCAAATCTCACAGCTAAAATTTCGTCGGGTATTACATTCCCATTTGAATCAAACATCTCTGGGTGTGTATACACTGGTTGAGTTTGGTAGAAGTGTTCTTTTGCCAACCATCCTACTACTCCTCCTACAAAAAAGAACATAATCGAAACTAATGTTCCTATGGTTAGAGTTACTGCTAACATCTTTTTTCTCCAGAGAATTTATTTTTTCTTTATATCAAAATGAAAATCGATAAAGAAATGAAACTCTCTGTGGAAGAGAGAGATCATCTTACCAAACTTCACTTGAAAAGTTTTTGGCCTTTCTGATCTTCTCCTCCTATTGCGTAGTAATAACTCAACACCCCTATTAATTTGGGGTTCGTTTTTATTTAGTTTGCTTTTTGCGCCGTCCAGGTCTTTTGTCATGACTATATTTCCATGCATCCTCTAAGATGCCATACAAGTAATTTCTGATTTTTCTTGCTTGAGGTTTTGGAATATGTCCATAACCCTCACGAAGTTGTTTATGAATTTCATCAGAACCACCTTCAAGATAATCATCAAGGTCCATTATAAGATTGTTTATTTCATTTGCAATTGAACTTTCAATAAACTCTTCAACCTCAGATCTTTTTGTTCCACGAACTTTCAAGTAATCATAAAACTTTAGAACAAATTGCCCATTGAAAGCATAGTCAATAGCTTTCTGAACATCGCCGCAAACTTCGTGAAAATTATTATCCATTAAACTAGATTTTGCTCCTTAAGGTATTGAACAGTATCTGTACATCCACCAATATGTTTGTCATCGACAATAACTTGTGGAAATGTGGAACCTTGACCAAACTCCGCATAAAATTCTTCGCGGGTAAAGTCTCTATTCAATTTGTAGATCACATGCTGCAACTCTGCTAACTGTAGCACCTGTTGGACCTTTGTGCAATATGGACAACCATCTTTTGAATAAACTGTAAACTTCATATCTTTTTTATCGTTTTGAATTTTATTTAGTAAAAATAATTGAGGCCAAGTATCTCTAATGATCTCAGCAAGTTTATATGGTGTTTCCGAACTGATCATTAAAAAAGGAGGGTTTCCCCTCCCAGTATATCACAGGGCATTACCTCTAGGCAAGACTTCCTCAGGGAACACAAAGTTCTCATGAGGTTGATCAACAGGAGCCATCCAGGCACGAAGACCTTCATTCAAGAGAATATTCTTAGTGTAGAAGGTTTCAAATTCTGGATCTTCTGCTGCTCTAATTTCCTGACTAACAAAGTCGTAAGCACGAAGATTGAGAGCAAGACCGATAATCCCGATAGAAGATGTCCAGAGACCCATGACGGGAACAAAGAGCATAAAGAAATGTAACCAACGCTTATTACTAAAAGCAATGCCGAAGATTTGAGACCAAAATCTGTTCGCAGTGACCATACTATAAGTCTCTTCCTCTTGCGTGGGTTCAAAAGCTTTAAAAGTGTTTGCTTGATCGCCATCTTCGAAAAGTGTATTTTCTACTGTAGCACCATGAATTGCACAGAGTAGAGCACCACCTAGAATACCTGCTACTCCCATCATATGGAAGGGGTTGAGGGTCCAGTTGTGGAAACCCTGAAGGAACAGCAGGAACCTGAAGATTGCTGCCACACCAAATGAGGGTGCGAAGAACCAACTGGACTGTCCCAGAGGATACATCAGGAAGACGCTCACGAAGACCGCGATGGGTCCAGAGAATGCGATTGCGTTGTATGGACGGATGCCCACCAGGCGGGCGATCTCGAACTGACGCAGCATGAAGCCAATCAGAGCGAAAGATCCGTGAAGCGCCACAAAAGTCCAGAGTCCCCCAAGTTGGATCCAGCGGACGAAATCTCCCTGAGCTTCAGGACCCCATAGGAGTAAGAGAGAATGTCCGAGAGCATCAGCAGGAGTAGAAACAGCAGCAGTAAGAAAGTTACACCCCTCAAGATATGAACTCGCAATGCCGTGGGTGTACCAACTGGTAGCAAAGGTGGTTCCTGTAAGCCAACCGCCA